GGCGTTTATCAATTCGATGCGGGACGAGGACGAGGAAGATGATCCACTGGAGAAGCGCGACTTGGAGTTCTGGTTCCGGTCGGTGTACTTGCCCAACCTGTTCGGTGATGTGAAGATCGGCGACCAAAAGCTCGGCGAGGTCATAGACGCAGGTGCTCTCGATTCGCTCACTGGGTACGACATGTCCAGCAGCATGTCCATGAACAACATGTGGATGCCCGAGCTCAAGGAGCAGAAGACTGCACAGGCCACGATGATGGACTACGCCATGTCTCTCTTGGGGCCAAGCGCAAGCCTGTACCTCAAGCAGTTCCCCGCCGCCTACGATGACTTCGCCGCTGGCAGAACGCTGCAAGGGTTTGAGAAGCTGTTACCCGCCGCGCTGAGAAACCCCGTGGTTGCGTATCGGTACTCACAAGAAGGTGCGCGTACTTCCACCGGGGCTGTGCTCAAGGAAGCCGATGAGTTCACAAACGGGCAGCTTGTTGCTCAGGCTCTGGGTTTCCGTACCGAGGGTCTGGCCGCTGTGCAAGAGGCAAACTTCAAAGCCGAGGCGATACGCCAGAAAGTTGTGCAGGAGAAGGGCGCAGTACGTACCCGTCTGGACCGCGAGCTGGAGTTGGGTTCCGACGAGGGTGTGGACGACGCGATGGAGAAGCTGCTGAAGTTCAACGCCAAGAACCCGCAGTCGGCGATCAAAGCCAATGAGCTGCCCAAACAACTGCTCAACCGCGCCAAACAACGTGCAATGTCCGATCGTGGGTTCAAGGTGGACAAGGACATGTACCCCTACCTCGCCGAGCTGCTCGACCTATCGCGTGAGAAGCTTGAACGGGAAGCCGCCAAGCCCGAGGAATAAAAAACCCCCGGGCTTGCCGGGGGTGAAAGGGAGTTTCCAGCAGAAGGAGCTAACTTCGTTGGAAGCGTTGGCAACTGCGATGTGACCAACAAAATAAGTGTAGCTCAAACGCGCCACACTCGCAATCCTTTGATGCCATCCTCGACTACCACCTTCGTGACTACCTCCATGCGTAGGCGTCTGGCTACGCGAGCAACTGTTGTGCGAGCTGCCACGGAGTCAATGCAGGGGACGAAAAACGATCGCCCCTTGCGGAACTTCTGCCAGTTAATCTGGTACGACACTGTCTCGATCTTCATCGCTTGCTGCAGGTTGGTCGATGTGGATAAAGTCGAAGTTCTCGGCGTTGAAGCGTAGCACGCGCACGGCAGGGGACAACACTTTCATGCCCTTGGCCATCCGCTTGTTCGTTGCTTCTTTGAAGGCCCCGGTGGTCGTGAGCTCGCGGATGGTGTCCTTGTAATTTATCTGGTACTTGACGCAGTAGTCTTTGAAGCTCTTAGCAGCGATGAAGAGTTCCTTTGTGTCTGGCTCGTAGCGTACCAGTAACTCCCCCTTCGGCTCCATGAGGGGCAGCGACGTCAGGTTTGTCCGGGCGTCGGTCAGGCCGTTGACCACCAGCGTGTTAGCCATGTGCGCGTTGATGTATTCACCAAGGATGGACGCAGTTGAGTTGAACTCCGCAGGCTTCACATCGCCGCGCATCTCGTTGAGCATTTTGATTGTCCACTCGTAGATGGCACGCATGTCGTAGTCGTGGAGCCCGAGGTTCTTGGCGATCAAGCCACCCGCAATGTTGCAAGCCGCTGTGGCCGACCAAAAGCGTTCTTTGGCTGTGACCTGCAGTTCTTTGTCAATGCGTGCTTGGACTTTTCGGACCAAGTCGGTTGCCGACTCCAAGTTGTTGACAAGCCATTGCAGGTAGACTTCCCCGGCGTGGCCGAAGTTCTGCATCAACTGGTGGTCAAACATGTGCTTGCCCTCGGCTACCGAGATAACTGTGGTGGGGGCAATCTTGTACTCAAGCAGACGCATGTTCTCGCCGTCGGGGGAGTTCTTGGCCGCGCCCAGTTTTTCGTAGAACGATGCGTTCGACGAGGTGAGCGTGATGCCCTGCCACTTGGTGTTGTTGATCCGCATCTCGTTGCTCTGCGACTTCATGCGGTCTTTGCCTCGGCCTTGGCTGATACCGTAGATCAGGTCGGAGAACTCCATTGCCGGAATGTTCGTGATCTCGTCGATCGTGTTGGCCAAGTTGTTCATGACACCGAGGCGGAACATTTTAGAGTTGGCTGTGTCTTTCCAGATAGACGCAAGCTCAGAGGGGTGCCCCACGATGCTGTTGCACACGTACAGTGTGGTTGACTTGCCCGTGCCGGAGTCTTTGTGGATCAGGTTGATGATCGCGCCCTTCATGCCGGTGAACTTCAGAAGCGGAGAGCCAAAGCCTGTGAGTGCAGCAAACGCATTGGGCTCCAGCCCCGGCCTGTTGTACATGTTGAAGACTTCCTTCCAAGCGTCCATGTTCCCTTCAGTGCGGATGTTGGCTGAGATTTCTCTGGTCGTTGCAGACGGAGGGCTGTAGAACACGCCGTCCTTGGTAATCTCCCGGTCTCCCAAAATGAACTTGCTGTCGTCGTCGATCCACCCAAATTGTGTCCTCATAATTTCAGCTTTCTTTTTGAACTGCAGGTTCTTGATAAACGTAGTCAGGTAGTTCGACAGGGAAGTCATTTGCTTCGTAGTCGGCACCACGCCGTAATGCGCCAGAACCTCACGTAATTTTTCTTTGACCACGATGGCCGTTGCGGGGACGGCGAACTCTTTGACCCCGTCTTGTGGCAGGTGCAGCCGCATGAGTGCGACCTCGCCCATCTCTGAATGTTTCATGCGCTTGACCACATACAGGTCGTGCTCGTACACAAGTGTCGGCTCTTCTTCGTCGTCTTCCGCCTTCTTGTACACACCGCCGTTCTTGCCCCGGAAGTAGGGGAACGGATACTCTGGAATCCGTACCGTCTCAACAACGCCGTCTTCATCCTCGACATCAACTTCGCCGTCGTCGTCGGCTTCGGCTATCTCCATACCCAGAACGATTGGGGACTTGATCTTGCCGTCGTGGGGGCATCCAGCGCAGCCGCTTGGGTTGAGCTTCTTGAACGTGGCGCAGTGGTGTGGGCCACCGCTCTTTTGTAGGTTAGCCAGCTTGCGGTCTACCTCGGCAGCGTCGTAGCCTGCGTATTGGTCCGACAGTTTGTGCGCAGCCCGTGAGCCATCAATGCAGTGCGCAGCGATCGACAGCGCGGAGAACCACAGGGGCTCGTCCACATCATTCTGGTTTTCGTAGCAGTGCAGCAGTTGGTTGCATCCGTCGCCTTGGGCCGATCGAATCATGATGGTCTGAAACTTCTTGACCTTGTTGCCCATCAGGGCTTCCATCATGGGGCTGACCGCACGCGGCAGGAAGTCGGGGACGGTGTCTTTTGGCTCGGGGGCTCCGAGCAGCTCCTTCATTTCTTCGTACGTAAACCGGGGGGTGTCTGTGTTCCACACTTCAACAGACTTGGGGTTTGCCTTGTCCTTGAAGTTGAACGAGCTCAGTGGGCGCAGTACCCGCGACGCCTCGAATACGGACGGGTCAACGATCAGGTTGTTTTCTTCGCACAGCTCACGTAGGCGTTGCGACAGTGGCTCCCACTCGCGCCGGGAGATTGTTTTATCAAGCAGCCAGTAGGCATGTATGCCGTTACCGGAGTTGATCAGAATGGGTTTGGGTAGGCCGACTGCCTTGCAAAAACGGGAGAACTCAGAGAGTCCGATCTGTTGGTCGAGGTAGCCCTTGATGATGCCCTTCTCGTCGGGCACGCCCTTTGTGGGGCCGCAGTCGATGTCCATCCACAGTGCTTTGAAGAACTTGGCGTTCTCATGCGTGCGGTTGTTCTCGGGGCCAAACTTGGCGCATCCGAAATAGGCGTCGATTTTGTTCTGGACAAACTCTTGGATCAGCTCCTCAGCTTCTTCTCGCGTGTCTGCAAACCGCTGGTCTGCGTACCGACTAATCCCCATCACGCAGTACCGGCCTTCTGGCGGCAGCACTGCGTCTAGCAGGTCGAAGTTGTACATGGGTCAATCTAGCCAGTTGTGAGTTTTGTTTTTCAGCGCGGCGATGTGCTCGCGGATGTACCCATGCCGAGAAGGTAGGGGGACACCGTCCCCCTTGAACCAGTTGTAAATCGTCATGCGGCTCACGCCGAACGCAGACGCTACGCGATCTACACTTACGTTGGCACGGATGCACTCACGGCCCAAGGCCACACCCAGAGATTTGGCACTTGCTTGTCTGTTCGCTTGCACCAAGCTCTGGCTGTAACCGTGGCTCATGATTACTCCTCTTTAGTCCATGCGTCGAGCACAGAGTTCAGGTCCTTCTTGCCTTCGGGCGCAGGTGTTGCGGCCTTCTTGCTAGGGCGAACTGTTGGCTCCGGCTCGGCGGTCTCCTCGGCGGCTTGCTGTGCAGTGGCGGCAGCTTTGGGGGCTTCCAACTTCTGCTGACGGCCAGACGCATCCGCTTGGTACGGGGTCATCACAACCATCTTGTGCACTTCAGGCTTCTGCACGGCTGCGCTCGTGACTGCGTACTCGTTCTTGTTGATGAACCGCGCTGGAGTGAACAGCACCGACTGGTTGTCGTTGTCTTCGTTGAAGCTGATCTGGGTAACGACGTAGTCCAAGCTCTTGCCGTTGTTGGCCAGATACTTCGCGTAGTTCTCGAACGTGTGCGCGTTGTCGGCACCGCCTTCGCCAAACAAAGACTTGGAGGCCAAGTTCATCTGGTAGACCTCGCCCTCAAGCGATGTGCCGAAATCTTCTTCGAGCACAAGAGCCAGTCGGCGGGAGTAGCGGCACGACTTGGAGTTGCCCATACCCGAACCTTTGATGTTCTGTGGGCAGGCATCGCAGCGAGCTGCTTGCGGGTTTTGTGCGCCAGCATCTGGTGCTGCGCCGTCATTGCTAAAGCAGTCAGGTGCAGTTGGCTCAGCATCTGGAGTCCATTGCTTGGCGTAGAAGATACGCCCAACTTTGGGGGATGCGCTGACCACGATGGCGTTGAGGTTGCCCTTGATCTTGCCCATTTCTTCTTTGCCGACGACCTTGCGGAAGATGCCGTTTTTGGGCACGATGCGCTTGACGCCGGAGTTACCAGCCAGTTGCTTGGTGAGGTCACTGACACCGGCAGTTTGCAGGAAGTCGGGGAGGCTTTGGTCGATCACTGTAATGTTGCTCATTTTCACTTTTCCTTAGAACGTCTAACAACCACGGTATATTGGCTTTCGACATTTAGCCCTTGCGGGTAAACGTCTGGATTCTCTGAGAGGAAGTCCTTCATGTTGGTTTGATGGAGTCTCTTCTCAAGCAGGCCGAATGCACCTTGCTCCTCGATGAAGCGGTACATTGAATCCCAATCATTCGTCCAGTACCGTGACTTCACTGAGCGGATGATCGTGCCGTGCGGGGTGCGGATGCTGTCAGCATCCATGTCTTTGCAGATATCCAGCATCTTTTCAGCCAGAAGATTCTGTTGGTCTTCGAGGTCTTTGTCGCCAGCCTCGAATTGTTTTTTAAGTTCGGCGCGGTGGTCGCGAATCTTGATGTAGACCGCAGCTAGATCGCTTACGCTGCGATCTTCGGAGGGAGTTCCCCCCTGAACTTCATCGTTCATATCAGCTCCTTCGTGTTGTGGTGAAGCTATTATATGGCTTCTGTTGACACTGTCAAGCGGTCATCAGAAATTTCTTCACGATAAAGATCAATTATTTTTGAGTGGTTGCTGATGTTGTTCTGCAACATGTTGTAAAGGCGCTGCTCGACTGCACTGCCCTTGATGTGCACCACTGTCATATTGTTCTTCTGACCGGGGCGGTCAATCCGTGCGTTGGCTTGCAGGTAGGTCTCAACACTGGAGACGGGAGCGTACCAGATAACAGTGTTAGCCGCAGTCAAGGTTAACCCGTGGGAGGCCGCTTGCGGCTGGATGATGAGCACCTTTGGATCAGTCTGGTTCTGGAAGCGGTGCACTGCCTCACTGCGCTTGTTCAAGCTCACCTCGCCGTTGATCACGTCGCAGGTTATGCCGTTCTTTTCGAGGTGCGTCTTCAGCAGGTTGATGGTGTGCGTGAACGGCACAAAGACGAGCACCTTGTGCGACGACTCCTCGATCACTTCCTGCACCACGTTCAAGCGGTTTGACACATCAAAGTCCACCACCTCGCCAGTGTCGGTGTAGATGGAGCCGCAGGAGATTTGCAGCAGCTTGTTGATTGCCACTGCTGCGTTAACCGCAGAGATTTCTTCGCCTGCAGCTTCGATCATGAGCTGTGACTTGAGCAGCTTGTAGAACCCGAGCTGTTGCTTTGTCAGCGGAGCGTCACGCTCTACGAACGTAACTGGTGGCAGGTCAAGACACTGGGACTTCTCAAACCGAATTGCTGGCTGCAGTGCTTTGTGCACTACGTGGATAGCCGTTGGTTTTGGCACCCACTTGTACATCGTCATCTTGTTCATGACGGAGTCGCGAAACTGCCCAAAGAACGGGGGTACGCCTGTGGGGTTCACCAGTTTTGCCAAGCCATACGCGTCGGCGGGAGACTGCGCAGCGGGTGTGCCTGTCAGCATCCACAACCCCTTGATCTTCCGGTTGATGTCGCGCAAAACCTTCCAACGATCTGTCTGCGCGTTTTTGTACGCAGACGCTTCATCTACAACGATCAGATCGAAGCCTCCGTTGATGACCTCGTCTTTGACAATACCGAGCCCGTCGAAGTTGATGATGACGTACTCGGCGTTGCCGTTGACAATTTCTTTGCGCTTGGTCCGAGACCCATGGGCTACGGCTACGGTGCGATGCAGAGCAAACTTGAACAGGTCGTTCTGCCACGCTGGCTTCATGATCGACAGGGGGCACACAACCAAGACACGCTTGATTGCACCCACGTTCATGAGGTAGTCGGTCGCCCAAATCACT